TCAATGGATGTCATCAGTTGAGGTGACTTTTATGCGCATTGAAATAATGATCGATAAAGAGCAGAAGATTAGCCAGTCTACCCTGGACGCCCTTGAATCCGAGCTTTACCGCAATCTGCGCCCCCTGTATCCCAAAACGGTAATTCGTATCCGCAAAGGTAGCTCTAACGGTGTGGAACTGACCGGACTGCAACTGGATGAAGAAAGAAAACAAGTGATGAAAATTATGCAGAAAGTGTGGGAAGACGACAGCTGGCTGCATTAAGAAACGTTGCCTCCAGGAGGATTCATTCTGATGGGGGCTAGTTTGGGCAACGAGTGAAACGAGGCGTAAGGTGGGCGGGCATTTTGATAAGTGATCGTCCGCTTTGTGCTAGAAGCGGTCGTTACCGCTTCAGCACTTTGTTAATTAGTGAGGGCTGGTTATTACGTAGTCGCTCTGGTCATCCTCTCCCAGCCTCTCAGGTATTAAATCGTTGAAGGAAATAGTATTACTCTTAGGTTTTTCTTCAATTGGAAGTTCAGCTACCCTTAATTTGAGCGGCATGGGGCAGACGATACCACTAAAAATACAGGTTCCTGTAGATAGCGTTGGAATCGACTCTTCAGTCAGTCGATCTATATATGATACTGATTTTTCAATTGCGTACAGATCATTCTGATTAATAAGGCGATGAATAAAATAATTGTGTGCTTGGGATATGATTGTCGACGATATATCATTAGGGCGTTGACTGGAAATTGTGATAAAAACTCCAAATTTTCTCCCCTCCTTTATGATTTCCTCAAAAGTTTCCAGACGATAATCTCTCCAACTTTCCGTTTCCCGAAAAGAAGTATTAGACAAAATATTGTGGGCTTCATCTATAATGATGTGCAGTGTAGATTTCTCTGTAGACATTTTCTTCATATTGTAAGCCCACTTGGCTATCAAAAGAGGAAGCGTTTTTTTCATGGTTATATTAACCATATTTAGATTCACAACCGTGAAATTATGTTCACCCCAAAAGTCAGACTGTCCGGAAGTATCAAATATTTTGGCTATATCTTTACGGTTAGCACTCATTCTATTTATAACTGGTGAAATATGTTCAGGGTTAGACTTGTTAGATAAATATTCCTGTATTAACTGTAAGTACATAAAGTCCAACAGTTCTTCAATCATATCAGTTTTAAATGAAAAATTGCTTGCAAGACTGAATAGATAGGAGCGCTCAGTATCAGCTTCTGTATTGAAAATACTACCACCCCTCAATTTCCATTTATATGCAGTTGAATGATACTCAAGATCAGATATAAGTTCTGGGTCATCTTTGAAAATTGGGCTAAGAAACTGATTTATAGTATCGCATTTGGGTTTGTCGCTACTAAAGAGATTTTGTCTGACTTTTTTCTTCAGGATATTGCGCATAAACTCAAGAGGATTATCAGCAGTCATCACTTTCTTGCGAAACTCAAGAACTCTCTTCAGGAAAGGTTTCTGTGTTTTGTCTGTTGCATCGGTTAGAACTGAGAGCATATCATGCTCAAGTAGAACCTCTCTGGGTAGAGGAAGTTTGTCACCATTTGCATGGTGCGTGTTGAGATTATAAACCGTCTTCTCGTCAGTAATACAGCGTGGGGCAGTATATTCTCCATTAAAGTCGAATAGAATAAATTTGCATCTTTCACTAAAGTGGTTGCCGAGAATATGTTTAACTTGGGCAATACCTGCTTTGTATAGCGCGGCTAGGGTATTTGACTTTCCGCTGCCTGTATTACCGAAAATGGCAATGTGGGAATTAATAAGACCATTGATTGGTAGTGCAATTTCAATATCTTCAAGATCTGTACGAGTAAACCTCATTACAGTTTCGTCTGCATCAGCTATCTGATGAACCGTCTGTATCATCTCTTCAGTTACCACGAAGACTTCATTGCCGATGAGAGGTAGTTCACGCGAACCACCAATGAAGCAACCAGTACGATCAATGTAACCCGTAAGAGTAGAGGTCAGGTATCGCCGATATCGCCAGGCATCACTGCCGCTCCCAGCGAGATGTTTTTCCTCAATGATTCGTTCCGCTTCAACCTTGCCGATCAGGCTCATGAAACCTTTTTTGATCTCAATGAAGCTACCCACTGATACATTTCTTAGAACTTTTCCCTGATAAAACAAGTCACTGAGATTTTTGTTTTTATCGACCAAAATTGTCACAGCGCGTCCAGAAACCTCACAGACTTCGCCTATACGGAGCACCGCTTCCTCTTCAGTAAAATGCCTGCTCATCTCGAGCCTCCCAGATAGCACGTGATAATGTTATTCATTACCGGAAAATCAACATTTCTTCCCGGCCGATAAATAATCTCTACGTTTGAGTAATCCCGAAATTTCTCCATAAAGCCGTTAACACTGGCCTCATCGAAAGCAAAGATCAGTAGCTTCAGGGTGGCGTTGCGCAGGGCTTTTTTAGTTATCGTTTCAATGTGCTCATCAGCAAACGAGAACCCAAAGACAATTAGTAAAGTTGCTTCTTTATCAAGCTCGTTGGAATAGGTTCTCAGTAAATCATAATAAACGTTCTGTAGTAGAGTCTCTTTAAACTTCTCCTTACGTGGAAGAATAAGTGCATGAGCAAGTACCCATCCTTTCATTTCGGCTAGGGTGGGAAAGTCAAGCGGCTTAATATCTGCAATACGATAAATGATTTTCCCTTTAGAATGCTGCCAAGAGAGCGAACCATGAAGTTTTATAAGGTTAACAGTAGGAAGCTCAACTTTATAATTATACAGATTTCCGGTTGCACTTACAGAATGATTAAAGCTACCCGCATCAAATTCCGCATCTCCCAAAATACTTGCTCTTCTATTGAATCCATCATTAAAAAGAATATTGTTATTACGTGTGGCAGCTTCTTCGATGAATAAATCATAATTAGTTGTAAAAACGTTAATACGCCTCGGAAGTAGGCCAGTTCGGCGGCGGGTCAGTATCTTTTCCAGAGAAGACATAAATGCATCATAATTTGCACGGGTACATTCCAAATCGGTGATCACCTGAGGTGCGAAGGGGGTGCCGTAGCCGCGCTTCAACATGCATTCATGAGGTAGCCAAACATCTGACAAAAAGTCAGCTGCCATCCTTAAGTATTCATCTTCCTGTTCATCATTAATAAGCTGCTGAAGATCCGTTTCGATTGTCCCCAGTACTTTAATCGCTGGGAGGGATGCACCTGATCCGATGAGAAAGTTAATGTTAGCTGACTGAAATATCCGCTCTAAGTAGTCTCGGTCACTATCGTTACCGTAGTATGCGCGCTTGACTGCCATCTTATCCTTCCACAAAACATTGGATTAGTCTGTAATTTATTTAATCTTAACGCCGAGCTCAATACTTTAACATCACTTCTTCTGGCGATTGCTATGAGCCCTTCTTGATAAAAAGTTCGATCGGGAAACTGATCCTTTATGCCACAAGTTTTCTAGCTATCCTCAAAAAATTGGTGTTAAAACTGTGCCAACAAAGTTGCAAGGTTCGCTTCTCGCTCACAGCGAACTTTCATCTTTGTAAACCCGTATGATTCGCTTTTCAGCAGTCATTCAGATACGGATTTACGCTTCCCTTGGCAGCGCATGACTATGACGCATGAGATCGCATGATCGTTTGAGGATCGTTTTTGCTGAAGTCAGCCAGAACTGGCGTGCTTTTGCTTATGTCATGCAGGTGCATGAAAACCACTACATAAAGCGGGCAGGCGTGGCGGGGATACGAGCGCGCGCTTAAGGATAAATTGAAGTTGATTTAATTTTTCGACATGGATAATCTTAACTACGTATGATTATTGATAAAAAATAAACATAAACAATTGTAGCGGATCTTAAAACTTATTAGGATTAGTATGCTTAAAACAAATAAGGTATTTATTGACACACAAACGTACGTAAAGGCTGGTCTTCATTTTGAGGGGGTAGCATTTAAAGCTTTCCATGAATTATGTGCGAAAGGTGATTTAGTCTTAATTACAACTACAGTTGTAGAGAGAGAAGTAAAAGGTAAAATAGAGGAATCAATAAAGGATGCTCTGCAGGCTATAAACACAGTACAAAGAAAAGCTAGGCTTTTGAATAGTATTGATAATGGACCGCTCCATGGTTTTTTTCAGCAATTTAACGAACATGAAATTCACGAAGCAGCACAAAAAGTTTTTGATGATTTTTTGAAAGGATGTCACGCCAAATTAGCTACAATAGAAGTGATAGATCTTAATGAGGTTTTAGATAAATACTTTGGCAAAGAACCACCATTTGGGCAAAATAAGAAAAAAAGTGAGTTTCCTGATGCAATCACTTTAGCTGCGGTAGAGCGATTTGTTAATGATGAAGATGTGTATATCATTTCTGAGGATAGTGACTTAAAAAATTATTGTGATGGTAAAAACAATCTTCATCAAATTGATTCACTTGATAAGTTTCTAGGTGAATACAATACGCATACAAACGAATTAAGTAATAAATTGATGCAGTTTATCGAAAGCAAACGTGAAGACATAAGAGCGGACGTAATTGCCCAACTCAATGATGCCGATGGATATAACGTTTCAACTTGGGAAGACGCTGAATTGGATTCATTTGAAGTCGTCAATATTGATGACTTTGAACCATCAATAATTAAGATTGACAATAATTATTGTCTAGCGACCTTCTCTGTTTCTGTAGATTTTGAAGTTACTGTTTCTGGTCCAGACTTTAATAATGGGTATTGGGATAGCGAAGATAAAGTAATGATTCCAATGGAGACAACCACACGAACTGAAGTTCAAGAGATTAGTTTCGATATTGAAATTGAAGTTATGTATGAAATCGAGGATGGTGAATTAACAGATATCGCATTTGATGTGAATATTGATAAGTTATCCCGAGGGATTGAGTTCTCTATTGAAGAAAATAATTTTGAATATTAATTCGTTCATAACGGCATCATTGTGATGCCGTTGGGTTTTATAATGTATATATTTCAAAATTTATAATTTCATGACCAAGCCATCTGTTTATTTCCATGAATCTTTTTTGAAGTGGTAATAGTTCATTTCTTACGAAGACGCAGCTCGCCTTCTCCACATCACCAAAACCCCCAACATTATTCGGCAAAATTCCCATCATCTGAGGCGGTACGCGGTGTGCCGCCATCATGTCATCACGGCTGACGTTCTTGATGTTCAGAAATTCATCCTTCGCCGCGACTTCTGACAACGGGATGATCTGAAGCCCGTCCTTTTTGCCGTTAGGCGAGTACATAAACAGGTTGCGGAAGTTGCCAGGGCCTTTGGCGCTTTTCATCGCATTGCGGAGGTTGTTCACATCCTCCTGGTTCTGCGCGGCATCGGTCATGTACATGATGAAGCCTGCATGGCTGCCGTTAATGTAATACTTCCGGCGGAACAGCGTGGCGGACTCGTTGAGCAGGGCTGACGGAATGGCAGAAAGATAACCTGGTAGGCCGTAGATCTCCTGGTTGATGTCAGGTTCCATCAGATGAAAAATGCTGCCTTTCGTGAACTGATACGGCTGGGTTGTCATACCGTATTGCACAAACCAGTAGGTATCCAGGTCTAACCCGCGTCGGGTGTATTTTGCCAGAGCAGGCTCAAGGGCGATAACTTCACCGAAGCGGTTCGTGCGTTTCTCCAGGTAGGCGTTACCAAATACCAGATAGTCCTGCACAAAACGTGAAAAAGCCTGCTGGCTGAGCAGCGGGTGAGGGATGTAGGTACTGGTCAGAATGTTGCATTTCACCGCAATTGGTGAGCTGTGATGCACGGCGGCGCGGAAGGTTCGTGCCAGTCCGTCAAAGCTGACGGGCGGCTCATACCAGCGATCCATCTGTACGCATTCCACATAGTCCAGCAGTTCACGGCGGTCCAGAACAGGAACGGGATCGCCAAAGCTGAATGCTTCGGCTGAAGTTTGGCTTTTATGCTTGAGCTGATTCGTCGCCGCAGCGCGGTTTTTCTTACTCTTTCCCATCAAAAAATCTCCACAATATTGCTGGTATTGGCGGACTCGCCCTGCAGCGGTTCATTAAACAGTGCGTGCATTGTTGCCCAGGCCAGATCGGCGTGGCTGGCTTCTTCGCTGCGGCTGGCTTCATAGGTCGGGCGGTTGCCGCTGGCAGTGGTGGCGCGACGGATTGCCATAAAGGACTGCGCTATGTCGGTGTGCCCTGCGTCAAACTCCAGGCGGCGGTGGCTAATAATGTCGTAGGCCTTGAGTACCAGGGCGTTTTTAACGTTGGGGTTGTAGACAAACTCCCGGACGGCAGGAAAAAACGCTTTCACGTTCTCGTAAACCCCGTGACCAACGCCGGTTGAGTCGATACCGATATAGGTCACGTTGTACTGTTCGGTCAGTTTTTTGATGGCGTCAGCCTGGGCGCGGAAGTCCATCCCGCGCCACTGGTGACGCTCAAGAATGCGGAACTTACCACCCGGCACGGCTGGCGGTGCCACCACCACGCATCCGGCGCTGTCGCCGTTTTGCGTGCCTTTCGCCGGGTCGTATCCGATCCAGACTTCGCGCCAGCCAAACGGGCGCAGGGCCAGTGCATGAAAGTCGGTCCAGACTTCCCAACTGTCCACCATGCACGCCTGCAGCTCGCTGAGCGGAAACACGGACGCGAGATCGTCCACAAACTCGCACATCAACAGGTTCTGGTATTCGTCCGGGCTGTACTCCATGCGCAACTGGTCGAGGTCGAACAGGTTACAGCCGCCGCGCACCGCATCTTCCACAGTGACTATCTGGCGGTACTGTCCGTCAGGGCAGAGCAGGCCGCGCGCAAGATTGCTGTGGGTCAGGTCAATATCCACCTTGTCCGCTTTGGCGCGGCCCCGGTTAAACAGCGCACCGGACCAGAACGGATAGGCACTGTGGGTCAGGCTGGACGGCGTGGAAAAGTAGGTTTGTCGCCATTTCTTGTGAATGGCCATCCCGGAGGCAACTTTGCGCAGTTCCTGGAATTTCGGTATCCAGAAATATTCATCAAGGTACAGGTTGCCGTGGTAGCTCTGCGCCGTACGGGCGTTGGTGCCGAGAAAGTACAATGCTGCGCCATTAGGTAGCACCATAGGATCGCCTTTCAGCTCCACCTCAACTTCTTTGGCAAAGTCGATGATGTACTGCTTAAAGACGTGCGCCTGTGCCTTACTGGCAGAAAGGAAAATCTGGTTACGTCCGGTAAGCAGGGCGTCAATCAGGGCTTCACGGGCAAAGTAAAAGGTCGCGCCGATCTGGCGTGACTTCAGCAGGTTGCGGATGCGGTTGGTTTTTCCGGCTTCCCACCAGTGGCGCTGGTAGTTGAACATGGAGGAATAAAAGATTTCTTCCAGCTTCTCAATCTGTTCATCGGTGAAAACGTTCTTTTCCGGCTGACGGCGCGGGCCTTTGTTGCGGTTGGCGACGTTAGGGTTTAAGTCGGCTTCGTTGCCGCCATTGTTAAACTTGCCGATCCGCGCATGGCGCTCCGACTGGCGCGCCAGCAGGTCAATCTCTTTGAAATCTTTCCCTTCTTTGTGCTCCTTCATAATGAGCTGGCAGTAGCGTGCGGCGGTGGTGAGCTGCATCTGATCCAGCGGCCCATAGTCACCCCACTTGTCGCGTTTTTTCCAGCTGTGAACGGTTGCAACTTTCTCGCCCAGCATTTCAGCAATGCGGGCTACGCGGTATCCCTGAAAGTACAGCAGCATGGCCTGCCGACGGGGATCGAGATCTGCGGGTGTCAGTGTGGTGTTCATGGCACAAACCTACAGCCTTGAATGAAGGCTTTCCCCGCCTGCGGTTTGTGTGGTTGTCGGTACAAATACCGCGCATTGTTTCACTGCCCCCATCACCGCAACCATAAGGCTCCAGTAAGTTTTTTCTAACGGAGCACGGCTCATGACAGTGAAAGCAAAGCGTTTTCGCATCGGGGTGGAAGGTGCCACCACCGACGGACGCGAAATCCAGCGTGAATGGCTGGAACAGATGGCAGCCAGCTACAACCCGGCGGTGTATACCGCGCTGATTAACCTTGAGCACATCAAGTCTTATCTGCCGGACAGCACCTTTAACCGCTACGGCAAGGTGACGGCGCTGTTTGCTGAAGAAATCACGGAAGGTCCGCTGGCAGGCAAGATGGCGCTGTATGCCGACGTTGAGCCAACGGAGTCCCTGGTGGAACTGGTGAAAAAAGGCCAGAAATTATTCACCTCTATGGAAGTCAGCCCGAAGTTCGCTGATACGGGCAAAGCCTATCTGGTCGGCCTGGCTGCCACTGATGACCCTGCCAGTCTGGGTACGGAAATGCTGACATTCAGCGCCAGTGCAGCCCATAACCCGCTGGCAAACCGCAAGCAGAATCCTGCCAATCTCTTTACCGCTGCAGAGGAAACGGTGATCGAACTGGAAGAAATCCAGGACGACAAACCGTCCCTGTTTGCCCGCGTCACGGCGCTGTTTACCAAAAAAGAGCAGTCCGATGACGCCCGGTTCTCTGATGTGCATAAGGCCGTGGAGCTGGTCGCCACTGAGCAGCAGAACCTGAGCGCACGCACCGAAAAATCCCTGTCTGAGCAGGAAGAACGCCTGTCTGAGCTGGAGACTGCCCTGCAGGCACAGCAAACCGCCTTTAACGAACTGGTGGACAAGCTGAGTCATGAAGACAGTCGCCAGGACTACCGCCAGCGTGCAACAGGCGGTAACGCCCCCGCTGACACTCTGACCAATTGCTGATGGAGCACAAAACCCGATGAAGAAGAATACCCGCTTTGCTTTTAACGCTTACCTGCAGCAGCTGGCGCGTCTGAACGGTGTGGCAGTTGAAGAACTGTCCAGCAAGTTCACCGTGGAGCCGTCTGTGCAGCAGACGCTGGAAGACCAGATCCAGCAGTCCGCCGCTTTCCTGACGCTGATTAACGTCACGCCAGTGACTGAGCAGTCCGGTCAGCTGCTGGGGCTGGGAGTTGGCAGCACCATTGCCGGAACCACTGACACCACCGCGAAAGAGCGTGAACCTGTCGATCCGACGCTGATGGTCGATGTGGAATATAAATGCGAGCAGACCAACTTTGACACGGTGCTGACCTACGCGAAGCTGGACCTGTGGGCGAAGTTTCAGGATTTCCAGGTGCGCATCCGTGACGCCATCGTGAAACGTCAGGCTCTGGACCGCATCATGATCGGCTTTAACGGCGTGAAGCGTGCGAAAACCTCCAACCGTAGCGAAAACCCGCTGCTGCAGGATGTGAACAAAGGCTGGCTGCAGAAAATCCGTGAAGATGCACCGGATCACGTCATGGGCAGCACCACCACGGGCGGTGAAACCACACCGGGTGCGGTGAAAGTCGGGAAAGGTGGCGAATATGCCAACCTGGACGCCGTGGTGATGGATGCCGTCAATGAGCTTATCGATGTGGTCTACCAGGACGATGACGATCTGGTGGTGATTTGCGGTCGTGAACTGCTGTCTGACAAGTATTTCCCGCTGGTCAACAAAGAGCAGGAAAACAGTGAAAAACTGGCTGCCGATATGATCATCAGTCAGAAACGCATGGGTGGCCTGCAGGCCGTGCGTGCGCCGTTCTTCCCGCCGAATGCACTGCTGATCACCCGTCTGGATAACCTGTCCATCTACTGGCAGGAAGACACCCGTCGCCGCTCAGTTATCGACAACCCGAAACGTGACCGGATTGAAAACTTTGAATCCGTTAACGAAGCCTATGTGGTTGAGGACTACCGCTGCGCCGCACTGGTGGAAAACATCCAGATTGGCGACTTCAGCGCCGCAGCAGCAGAAACCGGAGCGTAATTCATGAGCCTGAGTCCCGCACGGCAGCATCGCCTGCGCGTTCAGGCTGAACAGGCCGCCCGCGAGGGCGGCAGCGTTCGCCACGCGTCGGGCTATGACCTGATGCTGCTGCAACTGGCGGAAGACCGCCGCCGTCTCAAGGGCGTTCAGTCCACGGTCAAAAAAGCGGAAATCAAGGTGGAGCTGCTGCCGAAGTACGCCGCCTGGGCGGAGGGTGTCCTGGCTGCCGGAGGCGCTCAACAGGATGACGTGCTGATGTACGTGATGCTGTGGCGCATTGATGCCGGAGATTATGCCGGGGCGCTGGAGATCGGGCGTCACGCCCTGCGTCATGGCTGGGTGATGCCGCTGGGTAATCGCAATGTGCAGACCGTGCTGGCAGAGGAAATGGCAGACGCGGCGCAGAGCGCAATGCTTGCCGCCACCGGCTTTGATGCCGATCTGTTGCTGCAGACGCTGGAGCTGACAGACGGTCTGGATATGCCGGACCAGTCACGGGCGCGTCTGCATAAAGCGATTGGCGCTGTCCTGAGTGAAAGCAATCCGGCTTTCTTCCCCTGATGGCAACCTTTCCCTATGAACGCACAATTAACCGAAATCATGCGCCTTATCACCAACCTGATCCGCACAGGGGTAGTCACCGAAGTGGACAGGGAAAACTGGCTTTGCCGGGTGAAAACGGGCGAGCTTGAAACCAACTGGATCAGCTGGCTGACGCTGCGTGCCGGGAATGCCCGTACATGGTGGCGACCATCGGAAGGTGAGCAGGTGGTGCTGCTGAGTCTGGGCGGCAATCTGGAAACCGCCTTTGCGCTGCCCGCTGTCTATTCGAATCAGTTCGCACCACCGTCGACGTCGGCGGATGCCTGCGTGACAGAACATCCTGACGGTGGCTGGTTTGAATACGAACCCGCCACCGGGCGCTGGTATGTCAGGGGCATCAAATCAATGGTCATTGAGGCTGCTGACAACATCATCATGAAAACCAGTGAGTTTGTACTGGAGGCTGCCGCCCGTTGCAGCTGTGATGGAAAGCGATGAAGCGTTGCGCCTGCGTGTACCTGCAGCCTTTGAAGGGCTTTCTGTTGCGGGGCCAACTGCAGCTTATGAATTTCATGCCCGAAGCGCCGACGGTCGGGTGGCGGATGCCAGTGCAACCAGCCCGGCACCTGCAGAGGTGGTGCTGACTGTCCTTAGCCGCGAAGGCGATGGAACTGCAGAAAAAGACCTGCTGGACGTGGTGGAAAAAGCTCTGAACAGTGAGAACGTCCGCCCGGTGGCTGACCGTCTTACGGTTCGCAGCGCAGAAATCATCCCGTATCGCGTGGAAGCCACCATTTTTCTCTATCCTGGACCGGAAGCAGAGCCGGTAATGGCAGCGGCAAAAGCCAGCCTGCAGAAGTACATCGCCAGTCAGACGCGTCTTGGTCGGGATATTCGCCGTAGCGCCATCTTTGCCGCCCTGCATGTTGAGGGGGTGCAGCGTGTGGAGCTGGCTTCTCCTCTGGCGGATGTGGTCCTGAACAAAACACAGGCGGCATCATGTACGCAGTGGAGCGTAACCAACGGAGGAACGGATGAATAGTCTGCTGCCACCGGGTTCAACACCACTGGAGCGCCGACTGGCGCAAACCTGCAGCGGGATTTCTGATCTGCAGGTGCCGCTTCGTGATTTGTGGAATCCGGCAACCTGTCCGGTCAGTTTCCTGCCTTATCTCGCCTGGGCGTTCTCTGTGGATCGCTGGGACGAGGGCTGGACAGAAAGCGTCAAGCGCCAGGTGGTGAAGGATGCTTTTTATATTCATCAGCATAAAGGGACCACCAGTGCCGTGCGGCGGGTGGTGGAGCCGTTCGGATTCCTGATCCGCATTATTGAGTGGTGGCAGACCGGAGAAACACCGGGCACGTTTCGCCTGGATATGCCCGTTCGCTGGAGGTGCGTGATCGTATTGCAGGTGCCGGAGCCACCACCACGGCTGCAGGGCTGGCAATGGGTGCGCCAGTGATGGCGGCAGTAAAAAGCTATACCAGCATGGAAGATGCCATGAAAGGTGTGGCAAAGCAGGTCAATGGTCTGCGTGACGATAATGGCAACCGCACTGCACGTTTTTATGAAATGCAGGATGCCATCAAGGCTGCCAGCGAACAGTTGCCGATGGAAAACGGTGCGGTGGACTTCGCTGCACTGGTTGAAGGTGGTGCGCGCATGAACGTCGCAAACCCTGACGACAGCTGGGAAGATCAGAAACGTGACCTGCTGGCCTTCGCCAGTACGGCAGCAAAGGCGGCAACAGCCTTTGAGCTGCCAGCGGATGAACTGTCAGAAAGTCTGGGGAAAATCGCCCAGCTCTACAAAATCCCCACCCGCAATATTGAACAGCTCGGTGATGCGCTGAACTATCTGGATGATAACGCCATGTCGAAAGGGGCAGACATCATTGATGTGATGCAACGTCTGGGCGGTGTGGCTGACCGTCTGGATTATCGTAAAGCGGCGGCGCTGGGTTCCACCTTCCTGACACTGGGCGCTGCGCCAGAGGTTGCAGCCAGTGCAGCAAACGCGATGGTGCGTGAATTGTCCATTGCCACCATGCAAAGCAAGAGTTTCTTTGAAGGGATGAATCTGCTGAAACTCAATCCTGAAGTGATTGAAAAGCAGATGACGAAGGATGCGATGGGAACCATCCAGCGCGTGCTGGAGAAGGTAAACGCGCTGCCGCAGGACAAGCGCCTGTCTGCCATGACTATGTTGTTTGGTAAAGAGTTTGGCGATGACGCGGCGAAACTGGCAAACAACCTGCCAGAACTGCAGCGTCAGTTAAAACTGACAGCGGGCAATGATGCGCTTGGCTCCATGCAGAAAGAATCCGACATTAACAAGGATTCACTTTCTGCGCAGTGGTTGCTGGTCAAAACCGGAGCGCAGAACACCTTCAGCAGCCTGGGCGAAACGCTGCGCCAGCCGCTGATGGATATTCTGTACACGGTGAAAAGCGTCACGGGGGCGTTGCGTCGCTGGGTGGAAGCTAACCCGGAACTGACAGGCACACTGATGAAAGCATCGGCTGTTGTGGCTGCGGTTACCGTCGGCCTCGGCACCTTAGCGGTGGCGCTGGCTGCAGTGCTGGGGCCGCTGGCAGTGATCCGTCTGGGATTCTCTGTGTTGGGTATCAAAACGTTATCTTCCGTTACGGCAGCAGTAACTCGAACCAGCAGCGCGTTGTCCTGGCTGGCTGGCGCACCACTGGCACTGCTGCGACGCGGGCTTGCTTCATCGGGCAACGCCGCAGGTTTACTTACTGCGCCGTTGTCGTCTTTGCGCCGCACGGCATCACTGACGGGAAATGTCCTGAAAACTGTAGCAGGTGCGCCGGTTGCACTTTTGCGGTCTGGATTATCCGGTTTACGTGCTGTTGCTGTGATGTTTATGAATCCTCTGGCGGTACTGCGCGGTGGACTGACCGCCGCAGGCACGGTGCTGCGAGTACTGGCATCTGGTCCACTGGCGATGCTGCGCGTTGCCCTGTATGCCATATCTGGTCTGTTAGGTGCTCTGCTCAGTCCGATAGGTCTTGTGGTTACTGCTCTGGCGGGCGTGGCGCTGGTTGTCTGGAAATACTGGCAACCCATCACCGCATTTCTCGGTGGCGTGGTGGAAGGATTCAAAGCGGCGGCAGGTCCCATCAGTGCAGCGTTCGAACCGCTTAAGCCCGTGTTCCAGTGGATTGGCGACAAAGTGCAGGCGCTGTGGGGCTGGTTTACTGATCTGCTGACGCCCGTTAAGTCGACCTCTGCCGAACTGCAGAGCGCAGCGGCAATGGGGCGGCGATTCGGGGAGGCACTGGCGGAAGGGCTGAATATGGTCATGCATCCGCTGGACTCCCTGAAATCCGGCGTTTCCTGGTTGCTGGAGAAGCTCGGCATTGTCAGTAA